AAGAGTTTTCAAAACTTTAATTGCTTTGTTTGTAATAAAGCCTTCTGTTTTTACACCAGCCCATACACCAAAAAATCCATCCATAAACACTACAGCTATAACAGCAAAGTATTGTTCAGCATTACCTGCTGTCAGGTCTAAAAAATATGTGCCAGCAAAGGCAAAAAAAGTAGTCATTCCGTATAATAGTGTTGATTTCATTTTATTCAGCTATTTGGCAATAGGGACTGTTTGGGTTAAACTGGCAGAAACGTTGAGTATATAACCAATCTTGACCTAAGAAGGTGCTTACGCCTATTGGATCTGGAAATACTTCGTATGTAGAAAAAGTTTCTAAAGGTTCTTCTCTCCACATTATATCCACACAGTAAAGATCACTGTATTTAGTACAGTTACCTTCTTCATCTCTAATCTCACAAATCTTTCCTATGTCTGCTACATCACAATTTACATAAGAACCTTCACTTTGTATTGTTTGTTTTAGTTGTTCCCACACTCCGTCGGGGAACGCATATTTAGCAAATATCATAATGTTGTTAACGTTGTTAATTCAGTATCACTTAAAGGTGTGTTATATAACTCCATTTTTTGAATAAATGTTGGAACTGTCATGGCGGTGCTAAGCAAATTTCCCATAACCGTAGTCGTAAATGCAGTTGCAGATACTACTTTAACACCATTAACAAAAACATCGGCTGTCGATCCATTCCACTTTATACCTATTTTTACGTTATCGGTTGTTGTAGTAAATAATGGGGCATTACTACCACCTGTTGTTTTTAATATTACATATCTACCTGAAGGTGAGTCTGGTGAAAGCCATATTGAATTAGTAAGTAAATTGGTTGAATCACCGATTCCTATCCTCATTAATCCATCTCTAGTATAACTAATGTTATTTCTTAACTGTATAAACCAAGTCCCACCGCTTGGACCGATTAAACCATTTGAATATACGTTGCTAATAGAAAATCCATCTGCATTTCTTTGAGTTGCGGTTGTTGTTGGGATGTACGTTGTTGCGTATGAACCGACTTCTACTTGTGCAGATGTTATATAGCAAGTGCCTATTGAATTAGTGTCAGCAATAGGACTAAATCTGAAACTTGTACACCCAGCAGGTATAGTTAATGTAACCGATATGCGTGAATAAGTAGTTGCGTTTGTTTGAGAATAGTACGATGTTACGGGTATTACGTCAACGTTATTGGTTTGATCGCGAAAGCGATATTTTAAATCAGTCATAGTACCACGTTTAACGTAAAACGTAAACGTCATAACTTGACCAGGTGTAACGGTAAATACTTGAAACAGAAAATTACCAACAGCGCTCGTAGTAATTAAAGATGCCGACAAATTACCGTCGATACCCGTTTCGGAATTATCAACAGCAGTTAGATTTGATTTACTCCAAGAAGCATCATTAAATTCATTGCTCCTTAACGCCAAATTCGTCCTCTGTGGCTCTAACAACGCAGCAGGGCAGCTACCAAAGGAATAGTCTAATCTTGGAACATTCGCCCCAACGCTTCCAATAGTTCCGTTGCTTTGCTTTCTATTCGCAGTTGAATTTCTGCTCCACGTTAAATCACCATCACCGTTGTTAGGTAATGCAGAATAAGCGACACCTGCTTTGTATCCGCTTGGTATTATTAGCAAAGATGCCGTTTGCAATAATGCGGACGCACCTGCAACGCACGATAGTGCTTCGATTGTGCCTCCGTCAGCAAGAACCCTTGCGAAATAGTCATCTGCAAAGCCACCACCACCTGCAAAACGTTGCCGACCTATACCAACTCCTATGCCTAACCCAATCCCCATTTTAGTAGCCCATTACAGAACCTGAAACCACAACTAAACCCGTGATTTTGCGACCTTTACCAGCGTTAATGTATTCGCCAGGTTGAAGCTCAATTCCGTTAAATCGTCTTGAAGTAATTTCGTTTGTACCTGCTGTCAAATCTTCAACACGTGCGCAAGTCAATCCGCTAAGTACCGTTTTCTCACGAACGATTAAAGAGTCCAATTCAAGCCCTGTATAAGTTCCTGTGGGAAATCTAGCGCATGGAACTTCCCCCGCTAAAATGTCAACTGATGGTGTTTGATAACTCATAATAAAGCGAATTTACTTACATTTAACTTTTAAGGTGTTACAAAATCGCATTACCATTCGACGCCACCCGACGCAACACCCCAAAAGCCCTTACGGATAAATACTAATAACCCACCATTGCACACCGTCACTTTGCACGGTTAAACACGCATTTTTTGAGTTTAAAACCACTTCACCATTATCATCAATCAAAGTTGCTTGAATTGTCATCGCGTGATTTTCGTGGGTTTTCTTAAAACTATAAGTCATGCCTTTCAGCAAAGTGGCATCCCCTAGATTTACCGTAATTGCCCCTGCTGCTGTATCGCAAATAATCAATTCCTCGTCGGTGTCCTGTGTGTACGTGCCCGTTGTTAAATTCCGAACTTTGCCTTTTTCCTGCAACTTGAATTTTAATTGGTTGTCGCTTTGGGTGTAAGCCGCTTGGATGTAAAAATCTGTATTTATTGACGGTGTACTCGTTGGAGCTTGTAACGCCACTGCTGAAATGTCGTAGGGTAAATTAACGGGCAAATTGCTTAGATTATCCCTAATACCTTGTACTTGCGAAATTACGCGCTTTACTGCGTCGGCTGTTTTGTCTCCCATTTCCACCACGTCGATAATATCCTCGGCATTTATAACAACATTGTCAGGACTTGGTAAAACTCTAACCCAATTTGCGCTCCATTGTTCTTTTTGCGCTAAGAAAACACCACCATTGAACAGCCAAAAATAATCGTCAAAACTTAGAACTCGCATCCCGTTGTAACTGCCTGAATCGACGTAATTCCCCTCAATTGTCATCGGGCTTTTACAATACAAAGCCATCATTTTTGAAGCGTATCGGTTCACGCTGTCTCCTCCGCGTCCTGTAATTTGAGGCGAAATCCATGTTTCAGGATAACCGTATTTGATTTCAGTTTCGTAGATTTCGGATGCACCCGTGTTGTTGGTATTGGTAACTCGAGTGGTTTTTTTGTCCGAATCCTCCACGTTCAAAAATGCGCTACCCCATACGTTTATACCAGTCGAAATTGGATTGGTTAAAGGACTTGAAACATTTCCACCAAAAATTTGAAATTCAGCAAAGAAATCGTAACCGCTTGGAAGTAATGCCGTAAAGGTTTTCTCAAAGTCCAAAGTGTAAACAGCTATGGTCTGATTTGGAGCCAATTCGTAATTAATTACGTCGGCTTCAACCTGAATAAAGCTCGGTTGTGTCGGAACGCTAATCCACAATTGTTGCGCATCATCCCAACCTTGCCATCCCGTCGAAGCATCCCACCCAAATACCCGATAAAGAATATTGATTTTTGCGACTTTCGGTGGAACGCCAAAAGACTGCTGAGCAAATTTCAAAATTGCTTTAACTTGCAAAGATGGATCTTGAAAGTTTACCGCGTTCGGAGGCGTTAAACCACCGACACTTAATACGCTAGTTGTTGCGCTCGATTGCGTCCGAACGTTCCAAGCAAAAGCCCGACGCTTGTAATTCAATCTAATGTACTTTAAGGCAGGTTGATGCGTAATGATTGGGTACGCTTCAAATTGACGCCTTGCATTTGTGCTTAATGCGTCCACGTGCGGATAGCTCGATACCGTACCCGACAAAACGCCAGATGTGTTATATCGCTTGTAGCTTATCGGATTTGTTTCGGCAAAATGCACAGGGTTAAATATCCAATAGCTTCCAAGTTGGTACATTATGCGCGATCCAAAGCCTTGTAAAACGTCCTCTAAAACCTCGCTGCAATATTTGTAAATTTCCGAATTTGCAATGCTTTCGGATTGGTCTTGAAACAACTCGAAATCCGCAATGGTAGAATTTAAGTTTATTTCCTCTGTCGCTAGGTCACTCAACTCGGTCGCGTCAATTATGTAGTTACTTGATGCTGAAAGAAAGTCGTAATAGTCGTCCAGTCCTGTTGTGGCTAACATTCGACGTACCAAGTCAATTATATTAATTCGTAACGTAGTAGAGTTAAACCACGCGGGATCTATTTTAAATCTATCTAATAATGAAAGACCATCGACAGCCGTAATTTCAAAAGGCGTGTTAACTAACGCCCGTCTTTCATACTGCATCTGGTCAGCTAAAATTCGACCAATCCAATACAAAGCCCCGTTGCGATAAACCACTAAGGCGTATTTATCCTCTTGATCCACACCCATATTCTGAAAAACTCCCTCCGTTGTGGTGTCGGTTACAACAAACGAAACTACTGCTTTTGATTTGCGCGTAAACGTACCTTTTTCGTAGAGTTTATCCCCTTGGCCTTGCTGTTCAATTTTCAGTAAGTCGCCCGAAAGTTTCAGTTCCGTGCCGCTTGTAGTTGATCCGCTTGCACCATCCCAAATTTCACAAAGAAATGTATTTCCGTTGTACGACTTGAACGAGCCGAAATAAAGCCTAGCCACGTGTTGAACCCTCCTTTTCGCGTTTTAGAATAATTGCTAAGTCACGTCCTGAAATGCGAGTTTCAGCAATGTAGCCGCCCGAGGTGTTATCGCCTGGACTTCCGATGATTGATTTTAATTTGTCGAGCGGTGCAATAACCTCGGGGTTTGTTGAAGCGTTGGCGTATTCCCCCACCAAGCCCAATGTAGGACCAGATACGATACCACCGTCGGCAAACGCCACACCTTTGTCGGCAATGTTGCGGACGTAAACCGATGCGGCTACTGCTGCAACACCTGCGGCAACGGCAAGGACTGGATTTGATACCAAAAACTCATAAAATTTAGTCATAGCAACACCCGCCGCAATAACCGCCTTACCTAATGCCATCAAAAAGTCCGATATTGAATAGATAAATGAACTCATAAATTTTTGAAATCCATTTTCGCCACTCATTAATTCGCCCGTCATGACACCAAATGCCACGGCTACTTCCATGACCATAGTTTTAAATGATGTTTGGATGCTTTCATTTGCTGTTTCCATTTGCTCCTGAAAATCTCGATATGATTGAGCGGTCATTCTGAAAGCGTTTTGTTGCTTTTCGCTTTCCGATTCAACAACTCTCCTCAATCGAATTTGAGAACCTTCGGCAAGTTTGGCTTGCATCTGCAAGTTGTAAGCCTCCGTGTCTGCTTTGGACTTTCTACCCTGCGATTTTGCGAGTGTAGTACCTTGGCGTTCAGGCTTGTTAAATTGCATTTGATTCCATTCGTGTTCCTCGCGAATTTCCTGCAATTTTTTACGCTCCTTTTCAAGTTCTTCAATACGCTTTTTACGCGCTTCGCTTTGCGCCTTTATGATTTCCTCATTGGCTTTTTCCGATTTGTTAACCGCATCCGTTATCGTTTGTTGTTTGGTTTGCGATGAAATTAACTTGTCAATTTGGTTCTGGTACAACGTAGTAACCTCGTTCAATTCCGCTTGCAGTTGCGCCCGTTCTTTCGCTTGTTTTTTAGTGACAATTGAGGTTGCAAGTTCTTGGGCTTGAACATAGGTCAAAGTATTGCCTATTTCTTTGTTTGTGGTGTTGTATTTTTGCGCTTCGGCTTGTACTTCTTGGTAAAACTTTTTGCGCTGGTCAGCTTCAAGCCTAACGAGTTTTTCGGTTTGTTCTGAAATAATATTTTTTAACGCTTCGGCTCGAGCTTGTTGCTGAATCAATGCGATATTATCCGTGATTCGGTCATTCAGCATTTTCAGCGATTCGCTGGACTTCAAATTTATATCCCTCGTCTCAACACCCAATTTATTGATTGCTTCGAGTGCTACTGCCCGTTCAGCTTCGCTTTTATTTGTATCGTTTACAATAGCCGCGTATGCTTTCAATTCGGCTTGTTGTCCTAATGTAGAGGCGTTGGCCTTACTCATTTCTTCTGCAACTTTACGCTGTATTTCAGTCGTTCCTAATATTGCGTTTTTCAGATCATCCCAATATACCACAAGCGCACCAACGGCAACAACCGCAGCGCCTATTCCTGTTGCAGCTAAAGCCACTTTAAACGACTTCATCGCTCCAACTGATTCGCCAACAACCGCATTATATGCCTTTTGCGCCGCTGTTTGTAATCCCACCATGAAAGTCGATTCTTTTTGCAGTACGTTTTGAACTTCCTGCAAACCTTGAACCACAGACATAGTAGCCATCAGTTTCATCATGGTTTTTTGCAAGTCTTCATTTTCGTCGCCAAATAAGGCCATAGTACCTTGAACAACCTCAAAGCCACCTGCTAAACCCTGCACACCCGACAAAACCGCGTCGAATTTACGGGTGTCGGATGCGAAATAATCAATTTGCGCTCCAACGTCGCCAACTGCGTCCTTGATACCACCCGCCTCGGCAATAATCTTTTGAGCCATTCCCTCAAATTCGGGTCCCAATTCCTGCACGGTCAAAGCCAAATTTTGTAACTGCTTAACCGCTCGAGCTGTGTTTTTGGATGTCGCAATTTTCCCAAGTGCTTCTTCAACACTTGCAAGGGTTGCCCCCATTTCTTTGTCTATGCCTTTGCCCGTTTTGGCAAATTCGCCAAGCATCGCTTTGAGATCGTTTTGTAAATTTTCAATCGGTGCTTTTAGAACTATATTAATTTCCTTTTTCATTCTTAATTGGTTTAATCCAAAACGTTGTAATAAATCAAATAATCTTGACTAATGCGATACATCCCCCTGTCCTCGGCTGCTTCCTCAAAATAGTTTTGCTGATCGTCAAATTCGATGGTTTGAACGTACACACCGCCCAATGTGCTAGGCAAACTTACGGCCTCCATTGCACGTTTAACCGCCTTTGCAATTACTGTACAACTCGAACGGGTTAAACCATAGCTATCAATCTGCACCCTGCTTTGTTCGTTTTTGTGTTTTCCTTTAATTCCAATCGGACGAATGGAAATTTCTAAATACGTTATACAGGTTGGCGTTGCCTCCTGTGGTGCGTATTGCGGAAAAATACGATCCGAAACCAATGGAGTTAATTCGGATGCGTTGGATAAAATTGCGTATGTGATTAAGTCGGATTCAATGTTTGACGATGGCATGGCTATTGCTTTGGGTTTAGGCTTTAAGTTTCATGGCTTCTTGTAAGGATAGTTTTTTACCATCCTTACTAATGCGCGTAACTTTCGGCAATTTATCAAATTCCGCTTTGTTTTTAGTTACAAAATCATGAAGTGAAGCAGTGTCGCTGCTGTTTTGCTCCCAAGGGAATCGGATTAAATCGCGCTCGTTTAAGCGACTTCCACGCTTCAAATGCGGCTGCAATAATTTATGAGTTTGCCAACGCATTGCAGTCCACATTTCGCGCGTTTCTTGTTTTTTTAACTCGCGAAAACCGTGGAGTTTCTGCATAAAGTCCAAAGGGGTGTAATAATCCAATTCAAAGGGGTGTAAACCTAATTCACCCAAAGCAACAGCTCGAAGCTCAACAAATGTTAAGCCTTTCGGCTTCGTGGTGTTTTCGCCTTTGTTTGTATTGTTTGCCCCGTCGCTTGGGGCTGTCCAAAAAAACCAAGTTGCGCGGATTGCCAAAGTTCAAAGCATGGCTTTAACTGATTGAAATTTTCGATTAAATCCCCCAAGTGCTCTTCATCTTTGAAGTAGTTTGGTTGATTTTGCAAACGATACCCAGCTGCAATTTGATAAAATGCGCAAGCCCGAAATAGTCGAAGCGATTGCAGTTCGTCAAAAGTTGTCAAATCTGATAATTTGTGAATGCCAACTGCCTCGTTAATCTTCAACATAGCGTTTAAAGTGCCAGCCATGGGGTGTTTAATGCCATCGATTTCAATAAATTGTATTTCCATAAGACAAATTTAAAGGATTTTTAGCAATACCACAACACCACAACGCTCGAAGCAATGCAACAAAAAAGGGGCGTAAAGCCCCTGATCTGATGAAAAACACAATATGAAAACAAATATGAGTGTTGCTCTTGTGTCGCTTGGTTACGCTTATGCAGTTGTAACGGTCAACGCGCCTGTACCTTGCAAAGTTGCGCTAAATGTTGCAGCATCGTTGTAAGGTGCTCCAAGTGATACGTTGGAAATCAAACAAGTTCCTTCCAAAACCATGTCGCCAGTTGAAGCGGTTTTCATTTGGATAATAATTGTGTCGCCCGCAACAATATTTGAAATAATGTCCTTTGCGCTTTCGCTACCAGCTCCAACTGATCCGTCTTCTTCTAGGAATCCCTCAAAGTCAAAAGTGAAGCCGTAAGAGCCGTAAATATACTCCTTGGCTGCTCCGCTATCTTTGTTAGAAACCTCGATCATGTCGCGGTCAATATTGAAATTGTTTGAAGTACCGTTTGCAAACTTGGTAATTACGTCGGGAGTTCCCGCTACTTTCTTGTAAAGCCCCATAATGGTGCCGTTTACTATTCCTGTGGTTGCCATAATTTTTTATTTCTTATCAGTGGTGTTGTTTTGTGGCTCGGTGGGTTACTTAGCTCCGAGCTTTGTTGATACAATTTTAAACAATTCGTCAGCTAATTTTGTTACAATTTTATCCTTATTGGAATCAAATGCAGGACGAATAAAAGGACGGGCAACAATAAAACCACGATAATAACCATCTTTGGTTTTTCGCGCTCCTGTTCCAAATTCAAAAATGTGTGCTAATTGTCCTTTATGACCGCCGTAATATCTCGGTCCTATAAGTACCGTTTCGGTGTATTTTTGTTCATTCTTTTCAATAAAGCCCAACGATTCGCGAATGTCAGATGTTGGTGCACCCGCTTTCATGTCATTAATCATGGGTTGCGCAATATCGCGCACAATTTCTTTAACCTCTTTTTGATTAAGCGATTGACCCATTTTTTTAAGGTCATTCATAAGCGATTGAAGTTCGCGCAAATCAACGGTTTTGCTCATGGATTATTCAGTTTTTTCCGCATCAATCATCATGTACATGCGTCGGTCGATGTCGGTTATTGCAATAATATGATACGTTTCGCCTTCAAATAAGATGCGGTCGTTTATTGTCGGGTTTGGAGTGTAGCGAATTTTAAACACCACACGTTGTTTGAACTGCTGCTGCATTCCCGCGTTTATTTGGCTTCCGCTTTCACTTGGTTTGATTTGAGCCCAAACCTCTTCAAGTGTTGCCCATGTATTTGTCACTTCCCCCGTCGCGCTGTTTTTGGTTTGCGTCGCACGTTGGATAGTGATTAATTCGTCCAAATTACCCGCGTTCATTTTAAACTATATTAGGGATGGTGTAGGGGTCAAATATGTATTCGTGGTTGTAATGCATTGCGGATTGAGATGCACCCACAACAATACTTTGACGGTTATCGTAATATTGCTGAACTAAAAGCAAAATACCCATTTTTAACGCTTCTGGAAAGCTAGCAACTTCGAAACCCTCGGTAAATTCAGCGATGTATTTTATTTGATCGTCGGTTAAACTCGTTGGCGTATTTACCACAAATAACGAAAAACCATAATCGCCAAACAATTCAGGACGTGTAATAAAATCACCCGAGGCGAATTGCTGCAATGTGTTAAATTCGTCGACATAATATAATTTTTCAAAGGCAATTATTCGGGAGTAAATGCGTAAAAAATTGCCTGCTGGAATTGTTAAACCTTGTTTAACGTTTACAACGGCATTTTGTCCAACAAGAGAATCGAAGCCATACCGTACACGCGATTTGCATACGTTGTAACCAATGTATTTTGAAGCGATGTCGAAAGCCCCTTTTATCAAATTGGTTATGTAGGTATCGTTCAAATCGTTAGTAATTCGCAGATGTTGTTTTGCGTATGCAAGTGTCAAATAATCCAACGGAGTATTTAACTGGGTTACTAATTTACGGCCTCGATTCATTGTAGTTTATTTTAAAGAGTGTCTGATTAGGGAGCGGGGTCAGGAGTTGCGTCTGAAATTGGGTCAGCTTCCACTTCGATCACGGGAGCGGATTCAATTGCTGGAGCTATTCCCGCCTCTAAAATTTTTACAAAACCTGCGTCCTCTAATTCGACTGCAAGTTTAGGATCTAATTCAGTCACGTCGCCTTTGCCGTAACTAATACCAATTGATAAGCCGTTTTTAAGCCATTCAACTCGGCTCAATTGCGCTACTGATTCGATTGATTCAGATGTTTCGCTTAATTGCGTTTTCTGTGTAGTTGTCTTTTTTGCCATAACTTTTTTATTAAAAAGGGAGGGTTGCCCCTCCCCTTAGATTTACTATGCCCTATGAACTATGAAAGTTTAGAAGGATGTATCAGCGTCGCTGATGTATGCAAATGCGCCAGGTTGATCAATGATCATGTCTGCATAAGCGTTCATAATCAAATTGTCTGTGTTGGTTTTTGCCCCTGTGATGCCATCGCGGATTAATTCAACGCCACCCCAAGTGCCCGTGATAACATGCTTGAAATCACCGCAAATAATTGCGCTCAAGGTTGCGCCTGAACCTCCCTTTGTGATATTGTTAGGCACGTTGGTAGTTTGCGCAAATCCACGACCATTCAACATTGATACATCATCCTTAATGATGTAATTGCCCTCAACACCTGACGCTTGTTTTGAAGTGTTTTGTAACGCCTCCATAACGTCAAAGTTTGACAAATAATTAGCTGCAATCGCGTTGTTATTCAACACGGTACGAGCTAATTTAGTGATGTCGCGCCATACCAATGCAGCACCGTTGGCATTTACAGTGTTATCCGCAGCATTACCCGCGAATAATTTGGTCACTTCGGTATTACTCAAAATACCAACAGGCTCGTTTGAACCACCACCTTGGATAAATCCTTTTTCCATCTTCACAGCCATTGTAGTCAACAACAAATCCAACACGTGCGCGTCGATGCTGTTATTTGACTGAGCCAACAATTGTTTAGACACCTCAATAAAGGCCGCCACCCGCTTAGGTGTCATATTTAATTGAGTAAATTCTGGAGCAATTTCAGTTGCAGAACCATTTTCAGTGTTCCATCCACCGCCTGTATATCCTTGTGTAGATACTGGCCATGACAAATTACCACGAAGCCCACTCAAAGTAGTGATACCTAATTGACCCAATGCCATGTAAGGTTTTAAAACCTCAACGATACCCATTACATCGGTTTGCACGTTATATCCGCCTTGTTCTCCAACGGGTGAACCGCCTGTAACGGTCATTGTACGCTTTAATATTGGAATTTGTGGCGCAAGTCTTTTAGCTTTGTATGCCAATAAATGCGCTGGGATTTTTAACGAATCTTCGTCAAAAGCTACACCACTATCGCGGTATTCGTTTGCTCCCATGTCGGAAAATTCTTTGTATAATCCTGTTGGTGCTTCTTTTTTCCAAACGCTACGAAGCGCATTGCCCAATGAGTACTTCTCGGCCATTTTGCCAAGTTCGCGCTCTTCGCTTTTAGATGGCTCATTAAAACCTGGGTTTGGTGTTCCTTTTGCGCGCTCGATGGTTTCCAAAGATTTCAAAGATCTTTCAATCTTTTCTAATTCAGCTTGGATAGCGTCCACGCGGTTTAATTCGTCGTCTGAAAACCCACGGCTTTCAGCTTTGATTACATTTTCCAAATTGGTTAATTCCTCAACGAATTTTCCTCTTTGTTCAAATAATGCTTTTTTAGTTGACATGATTATTTTTCGATTTAGTTATTTGATTAGGTGCTTTGCCTTAATTACTTTGAGCAAATCTAAACTTCTTTTAGTTTCCTTTTGCTTTTCGGTTGTTACATTTTGATCCAATTCCGCTTTCGCTTTTTCCAATTCTTCTTTTGCAAGGCTTCGCGCTTGAGCGGTTGCTTCTTCGTATGCTGGAAAAGTTACGGGTGCAACGTCATACAAGCGTTCTATTTTAGTAACTCGTTGCAAAACGCCACCCTCGTATTCTTCACCGTAAACCAATTCACGCGATTTGATGGTAAATTGAAAAGAACTTTGAGTAATATCCCCACGCATAATTGAACGCGC